GCAAGTGCTTCTGCTACACCTGCATATTATGATGATGAAGATTATAGCTCAAATATATCAACAGCAGTTGATGGATTAAGAACTTCAAGTGACTTATCAGTAGCATCTGCAATCACATTAAGAAATAATTATGCTACAATCTTTAACAAGTTTGAAAAGTTTGTTAAACCTCCTTACGAAGGTGGTGATAGAGGTGATTGTATTTTTGTAGCAGATCCTATTAGACAGATTGTTATTAAAGGAGCTAATACTAAGATTTTATCTGATAAAACTAAGAATTTTCAAACTGATATTTACTGGCCTATCAGACACCAGTTTGAAAATGAAAATACTTCTTATGCAACAGTTTACGGTAACTGGATGGCTATTAATGATAGCTATAGTGGTAAACAATGTTGGGTTCCGTCATCAGCATATGCTGCAGCAGCTATGGCAAGAAATGATGCAGTCGCATTCCCATGGTTTGCTCCTGCTGGCTTTACTAGAGGATTGGTTCCCTTTGCAAATGATATTGCAGTTAATCCTAATCAAAAGCAGCGTGACGAATTTTACAAAGCTAACATTAACCCAATAGCTCAATTCCCAGGATCTGGAATAGTAATATTCGGTCAAAAGACTTTACAGAAGAAGCCAAGCGCATTCGATAGAATTAACGTTAGAAGGTTATTCTTATCATTAGAAAGACCTACTAAGCAGTTAGCTCGTCAGTTTGTATTTGAGCAGAACTCAGAGTTTACTAGAACAAGATTAGTTAATGCTTTAACTCCTCTGTTTGAAAGAGCTAAGAATAACGAAGGATTATTTGATTACTTGATTGTATGTGACGAGAGAAACAATACACCAGCAGTAATAGATGCTAATGAGTTAGTAGTAGATATCTACATTAAACCTACTAGAACAGCAGAGTTTATATTAGTTAACTTCTACGCTACAAGAACAGATGCTAATTTCCAAGAGTTAATTGGCGGTTAATAGAAAAATTTACTAAATATTATTATGGCAACAACAATTCAAAACTTCTTTACCAAAGCAGCAGAAAATCAATTTTCGAGAGATTTTCTTTTTCGAGTTAGAAACATTACACTAACAGGAGGAATTGACTTTGTAGGTGATAATGATTTAGTATATGCTAAGACAGCAACCCTACCAGGAAGAAACATTGATGATAAAGTAGTAAATTACTTTGGTCAAGAGTTTCATGTCCCAGGTAGAGCTACTTATCCAACGGGTGGAGGGTATACTATTTCTTTTTACCATGATGAAAATTGTGCATTAAGAACAAAATTTGAAGCAGCTTCAAGGTTAGTTTTTAATAATGAAACCTCTGTAGGAGAATATGGTATGCCGGGGACTGAGTCAGTTATAAATTTAGTTCAAATAGATAAGTCACTTAATGATGTTAGAAATATTGAGCTCGTAGGTGCTTCAATTAGAAACATTGGTGACGTAAGTTACGATATTGCTGATGGTACTGGCGACGTTCTAAGCTTCGATGTTACTTTTGCTTACCACTTCTATAAAGACTTTGCTATAGCATAAGTACTTTCGCGATTAAATATTATTAATGGCGTTCGAGCAATATGACTTCTTAGATGGGTATAGCTATAGTGAAAGATTCTTTCTTTCACATCCATTTCTTTGGAAGGTAAATTTTAATTATAATAATGATTTAATTCCTCAAATAAATCTTTCTGCTAAAAAATCCTATTCTTCAGAAGATAGTTGGAGAGCTGTAACTGAACCTAGGTTATTTGAAAGAAATGGAAATATGTTAGTTGCACGAGAGGTAACAGTTCCTAATGAAAACTCTCAATTCGATATAGCTGGCGCGCAAAACACAGGAGGTTTTTTACCAGGCTACGCTCTTAATAAACGTGTAGATTTTTTATCTAAAAATTTAGCTATAAACTTTTTTGATACACAAGATGATATAGAGCATTCATTTTTTAGACCGTGGATGATAGCAATAGGTAACGATGGACTATTAGAGAGAAGGTTAATATGCCCTGATATTACTCTGCGTCAATATAATAATAGAATGGAATTAAGGAAGGGCTATATATTTGAACAGGTGTTTCCCACAAATGTAGAAGGTTATAATTTAACTTATAACGATGAAGAGTTTAAACAGAAGTCTGTTACTTTTGCATTTCGTAATTATAGACCTCTTCCGACCAACGACCCGGGTTTACCTTTTCTAGGTCTTTAACTATATAATATATGGATTACGTCTTTAAGCTTCCTAATGGTAAGGAAGTAGTTACCAAAGAATTTTTATTCAAAGATAGTAAATTGTTTTTTAATAATTCATCTAACTTTAGATTAGATATATTTGAAAGTTTACTGGTAACTAAGGGGTTAAATGTTGTAGAAAAATTTATAACATTAGCGTTATTGAGAGAAAAATGTATAAAACAATCCGTAAATTTAAATTTAAATAATAAAGATAAAGAGGTAAGTATATCGTATATATTAAAAAATCTAAATGAAATAATAGATATAAGAGAGGAAAAACAAATGGATAATATAACTCTTACTTTAGATTATCCATCCAAATTTGTAATTGACACGGATAGTATTTTTAGTGTTATTCATAACATACAAATAGATAATGAATCTATAAATTTAAACGATGTTACTAATGAAGAATTTGTTCTTATTACTAACTCGCTGCCAGCTAATGTTTTATCAACCATTGCACAGTTTATTGAGGATAAAAAACATGCATTAATTTACAGTTTATTTACCGGTAAGGATAAAATGGAGTTAAACTTTTTAAATGCATCGCCTTTTATTTTGCTTGAAAATCTTTATGATTGTATTGATCCATATACGTATAGAGAGTATTTGTTTGTTTTAAGCAAAAGAATAAATGATGTTACTTTTTTACTAAATAGTACTTTTCTAGATATAATAGATTACATGGACCTTTACAAAAGAGAAAATGAAGAAGGTAGTAACCAAGTTGCAAAAATAGATAACTAGTTAAATATAATCATGGCTACATCAACAAGCGATTTTATTAGTAAGCTGTCAGAGCTTAAAAAGGATTTTAAAGTCTTTATACCTTCTATTGCTAAACAAACTACTGCTAAGCAAATTACACTAAGACAGCAAAAAGATATTATTTCAACTGCTGTAAATGGTGTATTAGGAGCATTGCAATTTACTAAAGCTATTAATGATGTAATTAATGATAATGTAGAAGGTGATAATTTTTATACGTTTGACAGAGTACCAGCGCTGTTAGCTCTTAGAGTTCATTCCTTAGGTGACCAAATTAAAGCAGATAACGGTGAAGTTGTTTCTTTAAAATCGGCATTAGAAAAAGCTAAAAAGGTTCCAAACTTTAAATTAGAAAAACAGGTTAAAATTGATAACATAAAAGTCGACTTACGTTTGCCTACTCTTAAACAAGAAAACGTTATAGTAAAAAGATGTATACAAGAAATAGATAATTTAAAATCAGAAGATCTTTCTGAAGCTATGGGCCTTATTTACATTTTTGAACTATTAAAGACTATTAAGTCAATAACTATAGAAGATGAAACAGTAGAATTTGAAGACTTAAAAGTAACAGATAGAGTTAAAATAATTGAGCAATTGCCCTTAGAGTTATATGATGATATTACTGCTTTTCTTGGTCAATTAGTAAAATATGAAGCTGATTTGTTAGCTGTTGATGATACTACTATAACTATTGACGCTTCACTGTTTGATGCCACGACTACTACATAAATATATATGTGGCAGACGAAAATATAGTTGATAAGTTAGTTGGTTCAAATGCAGACAATAAAAGGAAGTCTGTAAAAGATCGTGGTGATGTACTTGAAAAACAGAAAACCACTCTCACTGCTCAAGAAAGAACTAGAATCACAAACGAAACTACTGTATTTGCTAAAGAGTTCTTAAAAATAGAAAAGCAAATGACGCCTGATGAAAAAGGCGAAACTGCCCGGGCAGATAAAACTACTGCTGGAAAAGTTAAAAGTTCTATTGAAAAAGCTAAAGAAGATAAACCTCCAAAACTAAAATTTCCTCTACTATTAGCTTTAGGTGCAGGTATTACAGCATTTGCTGCTTGGATTGCTGACTTTATAGGGCCTGTTGCTGAGTTTGTAGCTAAAACTCTACCTAAGCTACTTAAACCTATGGGCAAATTAGCTAGTGGATTTTTTAAAGCTATGAAAGGCGGTAAGTTAGCTAAAGTTTTATCTGGTTTAGCAAAAGGTATAGGTGGTAGATTATTAAAATTTGGTAGGTTTATTCCTGTTATAGGATCTTTATTTAGCTTTGGATTTGGTATAGCGAGATGGAAGAAAGGAGAATACATACCAGCAATTTTTGAATTCGCTTCTGGTATTTTAAATTTATTGCCGTTTGGAGTCACAAACATAGCTTCTATGATAATTGATGGAGCATTACTATTATATGATTTAAATAAAGCTAAGAAAGAAAAGGAGGGCGTTGATCCTACTGGAGGGCAATTCGATATGTGGGGTAAGATAAAAGATTTTGCTGTGAATTTACCCGGTATACAGAATATTATTTCATTAGGTAAGGGTATAGGTGCGGTGTTTAAAGGAGAGTGGGCTGAGGCTGGAAAACATTTTCTGGAGGCTATACCAGTTGTTGGAAATATAATATATTGGTTAGCTAAAGCTGGAGACGGAAATGTTGCAGAAGGCACAGGAAAGGTACTAGGTAAAGCTGGTGATTTCTTTGCTACTGTTAAAGATAAATTTTTTGAAATATTCAAAAATATAATTAATTCTATAGTAGAAGGATTACAAAGCTTTGGTGAAAAGTTTCTTAAAGTTGGATCAGGTGTAAAGGCGGCTTTTAAAGCTTTAGCACCTGGAGGAGAATCTCCAATAGAAGCTTTTAAAAGAGTAGTATATGCAGATGACTTTGCGAGATTTAACGATGGTACTATTGTAAAGTTTAACCAAAAGGATGATATATTAGGAATGAAAGAAGGTGGTACTTTATCTAATTTACTAAAAGGAGTATCAACTAAATCAATATTAGAAGAACAACAGAAGAGTCAATTAGGCGGGCACGGGCCGCTAAAGGGGTTGTTTGCAAACTTTAAGAAAAAAGGAGCAACTAGAACTAATAAGCGAGAAGTTTTTGATGAAGCGGTGGCAACTGAGGTTCATAGATCAAATGAATTTTTGGAGGTTTTAGTTAAACTTACTGCCCAGTTAGTCAATAATAATCAAGGCACAAATAACACGCCAATAATAATGCAAAATCAAGGTAATAATGATATGTCTGGTTCTATGCAGGGACCGGGGTACGCAGATGCTAAATCTAATTTTTTAAATTCAACGTATAGTATGCAGCCAGGGTAACCAGTAGATAAATAATTATATGCCTAAGAAAGAACCATACAAAGGAATACGCACAGACGCTGGTAAAGCAGGGTCGTATGATATTGTTGGTCAATATGATTGGACTTCAGTACCAAGAAATTCCGGTTTAAGAAAAGAAGCACCTTCGGCATATATAACTGCTTATGAGTTAGAATATTCACAGCTACGTTCATTTATTGATGGATATATGAATATACTATCACCTCAAAATAGTACAGGAAGTTATAATTCTAATAATCCTGGGTTAGATTTTTATAAGGGATTGTATACAGTTAATAAAGACCCTATAGCAAGATTTAACTTTCCCTTTTTTGGAGATAGCTTTCGCTCTTTTAGTAGTGAATTTGCTGATACATTTTCTCCAATCAGTCAAAGAGGAGCGCAAATGTTTGGAGGTAAAGAGATACAAGGATTAGGAGGAGCTGCAGAGAGTATAGCTGGGGGAGGCTTAGCTGCTGTAAACGCACTGGCAACATTAGGCAATACAGGGGGTAACAACGGCGACGAGTCATTAGCAGATAAAGTAGCAAAAACTGCTTCCGGAATCGCTACTGGTGTTGCTAACAAGCTTGGGTTAAATCCAGGAATGCAGACCATAGGCGCGCCTGGTACATATATTGAGACTCCGAAGTTCTATCAATATAGTAATACCGATAACGGATTACAAATAGCCTTTACCTTATCTAATACCTTAGAGGATGATTCAATCGAAAAGAATTTTAAATTTATTTGCGACTTTACTAAGATTAATAGACCTTTTAGATACGGTCCTATTGGAATGAACTATCCGGCTATTTACAATTTAGTTGTACCCGGTTTAAGATACATACAATGGGCTTCATTAGAAAATTTCGAAGTAAGCTTATTAGGAAATAGAAGAAAAATAGGTAACCATATTATTCCAGAAGCTTATGTTTGTCAGTTTACATTTAGATCTCTAACTGTTGAGCCTTCTAACTTTATAGATGAAATATGTGAAGAGAGAAGAGAATTAGGTTCTTTCGAAGCTTATACAGCTAATCAACTTAAGGAAGAATTGGAATTTCAAAAAGGTAGAGGTCAGAGAGAAAGAGCGTTTAAAACTAGATCTGAATTAGCTGAGGCAATTGATAATAGGGTTTCGCTTGAAGATGACCGGGTATTTAATCCTATTGGGGATCCCTTCCAAGAACCAAGGGCCGTAATAATACATGGCTCTGGTATAGGCTCAGTATATCATAGAAATAAATTTCCACAGCTTTATGAAGATGGTAGAGGTGGAGGTAGATATACTGGTGTAGATAAAGGTCTAGATGATTTTGGAAAACGGACGGAAGACATAGAAAAAAAGCCGTTTGATGAAACAGAATTCGGTAAATTTTTTAAACGCGAACGCGAGGGGGTGAATAGGGGCATTAAGCAGCCAGAAATTGATCAACTTACACCTGAGCAACAAAATGCTTTAGAAGATTATTTAAAAAAGATAAATAAATGAGTTTAACAGGAAAAACAGGAAAATATCAAGATGAGGTTTCAGCATTGCCTGATTTACCTTTAAATCGTTATGAGCGTATATTTAAATTATTTACTGAGCCTAATAATGGTAAGGAGTTTTATTTCTATAATATTCTTAATAAGATGGAGTTTCCTTCCAATATAGATAGTTCTTTATTAGATACCCATATAGTAAAAGGTAGACAAGCTCTTACATCAACATCATATGATATATACGGTGATATTCATAGTTGGTGGATTATATATTTGTTAAATAAAGAAACAATTGGTAACAGTTTTTTTGCTGAAGGTGGTCAACAGCTTACTTATATTATACCTAACAAGCGTGGTTTAATTTATCAGCAAATGACAAATGCCACACTTAACCGGTAATGCCCACTTCTTATACAAGTCCTTTAGATAATGAATCATTTAAGTTTAAAATAAATGGTGGAGATTATTATTGCTATTTTCTCATTAGTACTAATCCCGAGCCTCCTATTTCGTTTAAAGGTAAAGATCTCGCTGAAGGTATTTTATTAACTAAGTCGGCTATAGTAGATATGGATATACATGAAGACTTATTTACTCCAGAAATAACAGGTTCAATTACAATTAACAATCCATATAATTACATAGAAGATGAGCATGTAAATAATGTAAGAACAGGAGAAGATTATTTGCATATAAAATTAGTTGAATACGAAGTTTTTGAAAAGGGAGATCCTTCGCGTGTAGGTTCTGCTGAACCTGGTGGCGTAAGCTATCAAAATGAAGTTTTAGAATATAGTTTTGTTATAACAGATGAGAGTAATAGCGTGTCAAAAACTGATAGATCTAATAACTTTAAAACATACAAATTAATAGATAAAAATTTTTATAAATTAAATCGTCTTGGTGGTGAAAATTTATCCTTTCCAAAGGGAAACAACCCTAAAACGATGGGTGATATTATAAAAGATGAAATATTTAGTAAAGAGATATTTGATGAAAACGTAATAGATGAAAATCAGTGGGATGCTGGTAATCATTGGTTAAACTCCAATAACGGTAACAAAGTTAATTTATTACAGAAAGTCCA